TTATCAGAAGAAGAAAAGAAACTTGCGTGTCAATATAATTTAATTGAAGATATTGAAACTCAAAGATTATATTTTACTGATGAAGAAATTTTTGAAAATTTAAAAGAATTTAATAAACAATCAAAAACATCAAGAATTGATAGATGGGAAGCAGCAATATCTTATTTAAGAATATATTTATCAGATATAAATGCAATTGATATGGGTTTTGAAATGGATGGATTAAATTTAAATAAAAATTTTATTGATTATAGTATTGGAAGTAAGTCTGAAAATGGTGTAGTATCAGGTATTTTTGATTATCTTGAAGGTACTTATGATTTTGAAAATGCTGGATTTCCTATTAAAGAATATTGGACACAGGAAATAGAAGATGGATTAATAAACATATTAAAACACGGAAATTATTAACATATTAAACAACAATAAAAATGATAGAAGAAATATTTTATAGAATTTTTGGAAATTATGAGTTAATTGATATGATTAGCTATGCTTGGTTCATGGTAGTTGGTTATATCATATATGCATTAATTGAAACATCTGGACGTGATAAAGAAAGTAAAAAAACCCCACGTAATTGGAGTTGGAAGTTTTGGGTTAAAGATAATTGGAGAAGATATTTATTAACAATATTATGTACTTATGTTTTATTCAGATTTTATACTGAATTTACTGGTTCAGGTTTTAATGATTTTGATGCATTAACAATGGGTTTATTAGGTGATGGTATTGCAGCAACTGCAAAACAAAGAATAAAAGGGATATCTGGAGATAGAAAAAAAATGATGAATGATATTGAAAAAAAAGATAAAAGGGTTATATAATGTATATAATTGATAATAAAAATTTTTTTATAAAAAAAAATAGCACATTTCCTATTTTAACATATTCACTTACACAAAAAATTATGGAAAAGTATGGGATTACATCTGAAATGATGGAAAATGTTGCATTAACATTTTCTATGATAGATTCGGATAATGGATTATATAAAATTGCTAATGTTCCTGCAGATTTAATTGTAAATGAAGATATATCAAAATTTCCTAGTAAATGTAAATACAATTTAACATATCAATTTAAAGAATCAAACACAACAAAAACTGGTAGATTTTATGGTGAGTTTAAACTTGATTTTATTGATTCAAATGGACATAACTATGCAAAAATGACCTTACCAATTGAAGATAAAATAAACATAACAATATCAGATAGTATTACGAAAACAACAAAGATTTAAAAAAATGTTGACAATAACTAAATTTTGAGTTATATTTGTATTCTTGAAATTTTAATAAAAAGTAAATGTCAAATCTCCCAATATTTGTTGTTCATTGTGAAAGAATTGGTAGGCGTAATGCATATTACGTTAGATTCTCATATAACAAACAATTAGTCGATAGAATTAAAGTATTACCCAAAGAAAGTAGAAAGTGGGATTCTAATGTATTGGCTTGGGAATTAACAACTAATTCACTATATCATTTAATAAAAAAATATAAAAAATCTAATAAAATTCATTTTGATTTTGATAATGAAAGTCGAAAGGTTTTTATTAATCAAATAAAAAAAATCAAAGAAAAAGAATCTGAGAAACGTGAATTTATTAAGGAATTAAATATAAAAAAAGAAAATTGGGTTAGATATAAAAAAGAGTTAGAAGAAACATACGAAAAATATTCAGATAAATTACATAAATTATTAAAACAAGGAATAAAATTATTTCCACATCAAATTGTTGCTGCTATGTTTATGAATGCAACAAGGAATACCTTAATTTCCCACGAAATGGGTTTAGGAAAAGCACAAGATGTTGATTCCAAACTATTCACACCAAATGGATGGGTTAGAATGGGTAATATTAAGGTTGGTGATTATGTTATTGGTAGTGATGGTAAACCAAAAAAAGTTTTAGGTGTTTTTCCTCAAGGAGAAAAAGATAATTATGATATTTATTTTAATGATAAAACCTCTGTAAGATCATGTGATGAGCATTTATGGGATGTACGTAACAATAAGAAGAATCCGTTTATAACTAAAAGTCTTCGTGAAATTATGGAAGGTGGATTAAAATTTAAAAATGGTAATAATAAATGGTATATTCCAATTGTTAAACCAATTGAATTTGAAAAAAAAGAACTAAAAATCAATCCATATATATTGGGTTGTTTGTTGGGTGATAGTAGTGATATTTTAACTACTACTAATTATAAATTAATTAATCAAGCATTAAAAAAAATTAATTTAAAAGGAAAGTACTTACATGATAAGTACATACCAAATGAATATAAATTTTCATCAATTAATCAAAGAATAGAATTATTACAAGGAATTTTAGATACAGACGGACATTCAAGAAAAAGTGGTATTATTGAATTAACGCTTGCGTCTAAACAACTAATAGATGATATTCAATTTATAGTACAATCGTTAGGTGGTATTGGTAAAATTAATGAAAAGTGGGTTAATAAAAAAGGTGAGAAAAAATTATATTGGAAGATTATTATCAAATTACCTTTAGAAATTATACCATTTAAATTACAAAGAAAATTAGATTTGTTTAAACCATCAATTAAATTTTTACCAAATCGTGCTATAGTTGATATTAAATATGTTGGTAAGAAAAAATCTCAATGTATTTTAATAGATTCGGACGATCATTTATATGTTACTGATCATTGTGCATTAACCCACAATACATTAAGTTCGATATTATATGTTGAAATGAATGGATTCGAAAAAGTATTTGTTATTACACCAAATTCTTTAAAATTTAATTTTTATTACGAAGTAAAAAAGTTTACAGACAGTAATGTTTATGTAGTTAATTGGCGAAAAAACGATTGTGGTATTGATGATGCAAAATATATTATAGTTAATTATGATTTTTTTAATCCAAGTAGACCTAAAAGTAAGAAAAAAGAAGACGATAGGTTTTTAAAAAAATGGGAAAAGTTAGATGTTAATGTAATTGATTGTTTAATATTAGATGAATGTCAAAAAATAAAAAATACAAAAACTAATATATTTTCAAATTATAAAAGAACATTTAAAAAGAAAATGTTTAGAGACGGTAAGGAATCTAAAGTTTTTCTTTCAGGAACTCCAAGTCCAAACAGGGCATATGAGTTATATACAGTATTAAATCAAATATCACCAACAGATTTTCCAACAAAAAAACATTTTTATGAATATTATTGTGGTATGACGTATGATATTGATGGTTGGGGCTATACTATGGATGATAATTTAGAAACTAAATTTGAAGAGTTATATCATAAAATATCACCATTTACACATAGAAAAAGAAAATTTGAAGCACTTAAAGATTTGCCAGATAAATCATATCAAAAAATTATTCTTGAAATGAATGACGATGAAAATGAAACATATTCTAAAATTGAAAATAATGTGGCAAATGAATTTACAATTAATCCGATTTCAAATCAATTAACAATAATGCTTAGATTAAGACAATATTTATCTGATTTAAAAGTTAAGTATGTTATTGAGTTAATAGAAAATGTGTTAGAAACAAATGAAAAAATAATTATTGTTGATTATTTTAAAGATGCTTTAAAAAAATTAAAAGAAAAATTTGGTGATAGTGCTGCACTACATATCGGAGATAAGAGTGTTGAAGAACGTTCGGAAATTGTAAAAAAGTTCCAAGATCCAAACAGTAACATAAGAATTTTTTTAGGTAGTATTCAAACTTGTGGATATGGTTTGACTTTAACTGCATCAAGTAAAATGTTTATTATAACACTACCATATTCAGTTGGTGATTATGATCAAGTAGCAGATCGCTGTCATAGAATAGGACAAAAGAATTCTGTGAATATATATCCAATAATATTTCCAGACACTATTGATGATTATGTTTATTCATCAATTGAAAGTAAAAGAAAAGAAATTATAAAAGTATTGGATAATGAGAATTATAAATCAAACATTGAAGAATCTGTATTTAATGAAGTAATAAATAAAATTTTATCAAAACATGGGAAAAAAATATGAAAGAGGTAAATTAGGCTTTCAAGATTATTTTGTAAATTTGTTGATGAATGATTTTGACATTTCAAACAAAGAAATAAAAGAAGAAATATATTCAATTTTTAAAGAAAGTTTGTTATATACTTTATATGATGAAAATCATATAAATTATTTAGATTTTGATATTAAAAAAAAAGATATTGAATATACTATCATTCCAAATAATATAATTACTGCATTATGGTTAACAGGAATAATTCCAACAGACAATGATAAGGTAATGAACGATAATTATTTTCATTATAAAAACATTAAATATATTTTTAATAAAAAAGAAAAAAAATTAAAAAAGAAAAAAATAAATGAATAAAAAAATTGTAGGAGTATTATTTTCTGGTGGTTTAGATTCCACATATTTAGTTTGGAAGAATTTAAAAGATGGTAATATTGTTATTCCAATTTATATTGAAATTTCAAATAATTACAATAAAACAATAATTGAAAAAAATAGAATTAAATTATTATATAAAGAATTTTCAAAAGAATATAGTAATAATATTAAAAATATCGAATATATATTAAAATTGGAAATTAATACATTTAATTCTAATGTATATTTAAAACAAGTACCTATATGGATTTTAGGAATATTATTTGCAGAATGCTTAAATGCCGATGAGTTCCAAATTGGCTATGTTTGTGGTGATGATAGTGTTTCGTTTATTTCGGACATAAAAAGAATATATAAATCATATTTGGGTTTAGTGGAAAAACAACCACCAATTAAATTTCCATTAACGAAAGAAATGAAAAGTGATTTATATTATCAATTACCAAATAATTATAAAGAATATATTTTTAGTTGTGAAAATCCTGTAATTGTTGGTTCTGAAAAAAATGATATAATTAGATATAATGCATGTTGTAATTGTTGTGCATGTAAAACAATAATTTCAAGTAAATATTATGGAAATAATAGATATCCAGATGAATATAAAAATAATTTAATTAAAGATTCTATTTTTAATTTAAACGAATATGGTTATAATGTGTATGATAAATACGGTAATTATTCTGAATTACCTATTTTTTCAACAAATCCTAAACAATTAAATATTGTTTTTTAAGAAGATATTCTAAAAAAAACACAAATACGAATTATGGTTGATATTGATAAAACTAAAATAATTTCTGAAATTAAATCTTTTCTTGAAGGATATAATGATGATTTAAAATTTATTGTAAATGTTGAAACAAATCCTAGTACTAACGTTGCTGAATGTATAATACACGAACCAAATAAAGAACCGATCATTAAAAAGGTATTATATGAACCTTTTATATATATGAAAGATTTATCAAAAACAGAATATAGTTTGTATTATGGAAAATCTGATGAATTAATAAAAGCAAAACAAGTAAAACATGGGATTAAAATAATTAAATTAAATACAGGTAATCAAAAGAGGTTAATTGATGGTTATTGTTATAAATTAACAAGTAGTAAATCATTTTATGATATAATTAATTATTTAAGGGATGGTGGTTTAAATCCCTATGAAAAAGCAAGAGATGTAGATGGTGAATTAATTAAAGATGTAAATGATAAATATGTTTTTCTTTATCGTAATTTATATTTTTCGGTTAAACCAACAGAACAATTTTTTATTTCAACAAAAAGTAGGTTATTTCGTGGATTTGAAGAATATGATGATGTTCACAAACTAACTTTTGATATTGAAACAACAGGATTAAGATATAAAAGATCAAGAATATTTTCCATTGGTGTTAGGGATAATAGAGGGTTTGAAACAATTATTGAAGTTGATAAAGTAAATGATGATAGTTCTGAGATAGAAATAATTCGGGATTTTTTTAATTTAATTGATTATTTAAAACCTGCGGTTATTTGTGGTTTTAATTCCGAGGAGTTTGATTTTGAATATATTTTAGGTAGGGTAAAATTGTTAGGTATTAATATTGATGCATTACCAACAGGATTAAAAAAGGAAATAAAATTAAAAAGAAAACCAAATTCTCCTGTTAAATATGGTAATACATCAGATAAATATACTGCAACTCAAATGTGGGGTTACTCTGTTATTGATATTTTACATGCTGCAAAAAAAACAGCAGCAATTAATTCAGACATTAAAGAAACAAAACTAAAATATTTAGCTAAGTTTGAAAAAGTAGCAAAATCAAATAGAACATATATTAATGGTGATGATAATAAAATTGGTGAATATTACACAAAAAATGATGTTTTTTTAATTAATGATAATAACGAATATATTGAAATACCATTAGAACATCAATCACTTGGAAAAAAATTATATAAACTCCAAACAAATAAAAATAAATTAAATGCCGAAGAATATAAAACATTAAAAAAGAAATATTTAAGTGGTAATAATAATTTTATTAAATGGTTTAAAGAACATGCATTACCTAAAAATATGATTAATTTTATTACAGGTAAAAAAATTGTAAAACAATATCTTCTTGATGATTTATGGGAAACCGAATCAATTGATAATTTATATAATCAATCATCATTTATGCTTGCTAAATTAGTTCCAACAACATATCAAAGAATATGTACTATGGGAACTGCATCACAATGGAACTTACTCTTAACTACTTGGAGCTATGAAAATGATTTAGCCATACCATATCCAGATAAAAAAGAAAAATTTTCTGGTGGTTTAGCGAGATGTTTTAAAATGGGATATACAAAAACAATTAAAAAAATTGATTTTGCTTCACTATATCCAATGATACAATTAGAAGACATCGTATTTCCTTTCTTTGATATTACTGGTGTAATGGAAAAAATGTTGTTATATTTTACAACAACACGAAATATATACAAAAAATTAGCATTAAATAATAAATTGAATAATGAAGAAGTAGTTTTATTAAGACAAATTGATCATGATGCTCATGAAAAATATCTTAATGGAGAAATTATGGATGTTGATATTGCTAAATTTAAAATCAAACAATTACCGATTAAGACATTAAATAACTCATTGTATGGTGCATTAGGTTCTGATATTGCTTTTAATTGGTCTGATAATATTTGTGCGTCAAAAATTACATGTACAGCAAGATTACATTTAAGACATGCAATTGATTGGTTTAATAAGTTTGGTTTAGTGCCTTTGTTAGCAGTAACTGATGGAATAAACTTTCATGTTCCAGATAAAACAAATATACGAGTTATTAACGATAAGATAATTGAAGAATCATATGAAGAAACGATTGATAAAATGTGGATTTATGATGATAAAACTGGAGTAGACGCATTAATAAAAAAATTCAATAAAGAAGAAATGAAAACATCATTTATGTCAGTTGATGATGATGGTGATGGTGAATCTAGTTTGAATTTATCAAGAATTAATTATGCTACATTAATTAAAGAAAAAGATAAAAAAAGTAATGAAATAAAAGAAAAAATTAAGTTAACTGGTAATACAATAAAATCAAAAGTAATGCCAGAATATGTTGTAGACTTTATTGATGTAGGTTTAAAGTTAATTCTTCAAGGTAAAGGTAAGGAATTTGTTAATTATTATCATAGTTATGCCGAAGATATTTTTTATAAACAAATACCATTAAAAAAAATCGCAAATAAAAATAAAATGAAATTAACAATAAAAGAATATTTAAATAGGGGAAATGATAAAAATGGAAGAAAAAAAGCAATGCAAGCACATATGGAGTTGTTGATTCAAGAAAGAGAAAGAATTGCAGAGGAATTATTTGAAAAATATAAGAATGAGTTAGAAATTAATAAACCAATTGAAAAATTAAAAATAAAAGATAAATTAAAGTTAGTTGAAGATTATATGCCACTAGAGCCTGAATTAGACAGTACAATTTATTATATTAATACTGGATATGTGAAATCACATGGAGAAGCAAGCATAATTAAAGACAAGGAAACTGGTGAAAAACGAATTGCATCATCATTAATAAGTAATGATGATCTTAATAATAATCCAGATATGAAAGGTGAATATAATGTTTCTAAATATTTGGATGCATTTAATAAGAGAGTAAAATCAATTTTAGTTGGATTTGATCCTGAAATAAGAGAAAAAATATTACTGAAAATTGATAAAAATAATGAATTAATAAAAAACGAGTTTACTACATACGAATTAGGACTCAAAAACTTTGATTTAGATTCGATTGATGAAGCAATAACATTAGAAGAGAAAGAAGTTAAGTTTTGGAATAAAACAGGGTATGATCCGAGATTAATTTGGAATGGATTTAAATTATCTGAAGAAAATAAAATTTATTATGAAATATATGAAAATGCATTAGATTACCTAAATGATTTAATGAAAAAATCGAATAAACAACAAATAAAATCTATAAACGATAAATATGAAAAAGGTGATTTAATATTAATAAAAAATGATAACAACTATAAAATCGGTTTATATAATGGAATATATGTTAAAATTATAAGAGAAGACATAAAAATTCCTAAATCAAAAATCGAATTAGAATTGGAAAAAAAGGAAAAGGAAAATGAGAAGAAAATTGAAAAGTTGAACAAATCATTTATTTCGGAAAAAGAAGATTGTGAGAAAAATGAAAAATTTAAAGAATATGCATTTGAAAAATTTAAAAAAGAATTTACTAGTTTTAAAGATATGAAAATTGATGAATTATATGAGAATTTTGGTGATGAATTTAATGATATATTTAACGAATTTATTGCTGGTTTGAAAGAAAATGAAAACAATATTAATGATTTGAATGATTTAGATTAAAATATGAGATTTTTTAGTATTTATTAAAAAAGAGATTTAATCATGGAAAAAATATATAAAAAAAAGAAAATTAGTGAAGTTGTTGATTCATATGGTGAATTAATTGGTGGTGATGATAAACCAAGATCAGGTGTTGATTTAGAGTCACAAGCAAGTAATACAACAGACTATAATGCTAAAGTTAAAGCACAGCCATTTAGATATGACATGTTAGGTCGTTTTGGGTTTACAATGTTACCTTTTTTTGAAGGTGATGGTAATGAAGATGTTAATGATAATGAAAACGAATTATTATCTAATATTGCTAAAATTTTACATAAGAATTATTTAAATACTCTTGAATATTATTATAGAAACCCCAATAAATTAAAAAGTGATTTTAGGAAACAATCAAAATTAGATTTTGATTCAATGCCAGAAGATAAGCAAAAAGAGTTATTTGAAATTACTAAGGAAATAATTGGAATAATACACCCTCATTTAGAAGATACTGATGATGAAAATAAAAACGAGGTGTTAGATCCAAAAAAGGTTGATGATACACAAAAAAATACTTTAGCTGCAGGTGGTAAAGGTTTAAAAAATGAAGAAAAGGTGTTAGAAAAAAAAACAAAAGAAGAATTAACTAAAAAAAATAAAGATAGAGAAGTGCTTGGTACTGAAACAAAAAAAATTGCTGGATTATTAAATAAAGTAGATGAAAAATTAAAAAATATATTAGAAAAGGTAGATTAATGGCAAATTCAGAACTTTATGATAAAAATTTTCAAATACCTTCAAATATTATCAATTATATTCAAACAAAATTGATAGCAAATCCACAAGGTAATGGAATTAAAAGAGCAAAAAATATTGTTAAAAACAGATACATGACGTATCAAGGATTGAAACGTTTAAAAAATTTTTTTGATTATTTTAATCCTCAAACTCAAAATAAAGTTCAATATGAATTAGCGGGTGGTGAATTAATGAAATCATTTGTTGATAGAATATTAAATAGTGAAAGAGATGCAGTTAAAAGAGGTGATGAAATAAAAAGAGATGTTAGTGTTGATAGTAATTTAGGGATAAAACCATTTAAATCCAAAACAAAATTAAATGAAATAAATAATAAAATTAATAAAAATGTAACAATAATAATTGTTAATGAAGAAAATAAAATATTATTGTTAAAACGTAGTGATTATCCAGATCAGTGGATGCCTTCAAAATGGGCGTTAGTTGGTGGAGCTGTTGATGTAAATGAAAAACCCGAAGAAGCAATAAAAAGAGAAATTATAGAAGAAACTGGTTTAGAGATTGATGAAATAATGAATACTTTTACAATAAAAAAGAATGTTGATGATTCAATTGAATTTGTTTATGTATGTAAATATTCTGGAGATTCTAGTGAAATTGATTTAAATGAAGAACATAGTGGTTATGGTTGGTTTTCGATTGATGAAATTAAAGAATTGGATACTGTACCACATATTATGGAATATTTAACATTATCATTTAAAAAATATGATTAATAATGTATTTATATAAAAAATAAGAATCATAAAATAAAAAAAATTATGAGTAAATTAATTAAACTTAGTGAAGAATTTCTTGAAAACAATTTAACGAGAAACATCTATAAAGATGATGGAAAATATCTACTCAGTCATTGTCGTGCATTATCAACTGATGGAGATAAAGGTGATTGGGGTAAAGGGAAAAACGATAATAACGATGATTCTGTTGGTAACTTAAAAGATAGAGAACGGAGATATAAATTAAAAGCGAAAAACGATTATTCGTTTACAGATCCTTATGTTGCTGGTGAAGATAGTGAAAAATAATTATGATGTTATTAAATGAAAAAAAGTTATTATTCGATAAAATAAAACAATTTCGTGGTTATTTAACTGAGGGAGTTAGTGATAGTGATATTGAGAAATATATTAACAATAGAGAGTATATTTACATATATTATGGTGGTGATAGTAAAAATAGAAAGGGTTATAGAACAATAAGACCATACGTTTTAGGTGTTTCGAATGCAAATAATAAAGTAATTAGAGCTTGGCAGGATAAAGGAAGAAGTTTTAGTTTTGATAATAAACCAACACGTACAGATAGTCATGAGCATGATTATTGGGGTGAGGGTGGTAAGAGTAAACCCGGTTGGCGTTTATTTCGTCTTGATAAAATCGAACGCATATATCCAATAGGTAAAAATTTTGTTGATAATAATAATAATGTTTTAGTTCCACCCAAATATAATGAAGGTGGTGATAAAGATATGAAAAGTATTATTGCTTTTGTTTCTACAAAAGATAAACCACCAATAGATAGGGAAGAACCAGTAACAAAACTAGAACCAGAAGAAACTAAATGGGATAGATTTGAAAATGCTGATAAGGAAAGAAGAAAGATTATAGATAGTGATGTAATTAAATTACGAGACATTGCAAGTAGAGTATATAAAAAAAGACATAGTGATTTTCTTGTTGCAATTAATAATAAAAATGAATATGAATTAGTTAATATAAGGAATAAAGATAAAATTCCAGAAAAAGCTGTTGTTGGCTCATTACCATATTTATATGCCGAATATGTAAAAAAAGAACCAACAGATAATAAGTTTTATGAAAAAAAAAGGGATGAGTTTTTAAAAAATCTTAATGAAATAAAAGAAAGTAATACAATTCCACATAAATTTACTACCTTTTTTAAATTATAAACTATTTATAATAAAATATAAAATTTTATAAAATGAAAAAACCAATTGATTTAAATAAATTAAAAGAAGAAATTGATAATAGAAAAAAACAAAAGGATAATCCTACAATATCACCATCACATTTAGGTGAAAATAAGATTCATGGTAACACACCTAAAGATAAGTTTTTGAATGGTTTAATATCTTCATTACAATCAGGTATAGAATCACCATCAACAAAATTAATAAAAAGTGTTGATTCTACTACATCACAAAAAAAGGGTGAACCAGTTAATGAAAATTATTTACAGGAAAATAAAAATATTCCAAAACCCCAACCACAAGTTAATATGTCTCCTGAAAGAGATGAAGAAATGTATAAAAATTTTGAAAATCAAAATAAAAAAACATTAGCAGAATCAATAGGTGGTTATGTAAAACAACCACAAAATAATTACCAGCAACAACAATTACAATATCCACAACAACCATTACAAAATCCACAACAAGCAAATACTGATGGGGTGTTAGTTGAAAATATAAAAAAAATGGTTGACAGTCATTTAGTTGAAAATTTTAGTGTTATTGTTGAAGATACAATTAAAAGCACTATTCTTGAAATGTATGCTGTTGAAAGAATTAAAGATGTGTTACATGAAAATAGAGAACTGATTAAAGAAGTTGTTTATGAAACAATTAGAGAGATCAAAGCTAAATCAAAAGCAAGATAATAATCTAAAACATTTTTCTTGAAAATAATATAAGTTTGAATAATCCATAGTATTTATTATTGTATAATATTATAAAAATTTTATGGATTGGTATGATAGTTTTGAAGTTTTATTAGTTCAATTAGAAAAGTTAGATTCATTAAAAAATAAGATTAATTACGCAAACCAATATTTTAGTTGGTTTTATTCTAATGATAATAGAATTATTTTTAAAATTAACGATATTTTGTTTTTTAAATTAGCTAAAAATGAAAATGGTGTTAATGAAAACGAAAAAGAAATTATAACATATTATAATAATGGTTATATGGTAGCAAAAGATATTTCTTGGATTATAATAGAAAGTAATTAATATCAATAATATGATTTATAAATGACAAACATAAATAAACTGGAAAAGAAAGGATATAAAATATATGAATTACATGGTACTTATCATGGTAATACAGATCATTTATCAGACATAGGGAACGTATCAAAAGAAAATAGACAAAATATGTGGGGGTTTGTTCCTAAAAGTGTTGGTGATGGTATTGGTCATGTTAATGAAAACATTATTTCTTTCATATTAAAAAGAAAAACATATCCAGAAAAAAAAATAAAATCTCTTCCAAAACTCATAAATATATTTAATTATTGTTTAAATAATATAGATTTTGTTTTAAATAATATTGAAAACAAAAAAACTTTTTTCGAAAATTTAATTAAACTTCAAAATTATTTAATTTTAAAAAAATGTTATAATGGTGAGAAGATATATATAAAAAATAATTCTGAGATCCATGAAGAATTTGCGGGTGGTGGTGGAGCTAAATTTACTACAGATACTGGTGTTTCGGCTTATGATGATAGTACATATAGTAATCTCGATACATCTCCATCAATTAAAAATGATTTAGATGCAAACAGTAATTTATATAATGAAAATAAATCTAAGTTAGTTAAAATAAAAGATAAATGTAAATTAGGCGGTTTAAATGGAACATCTAAAGCATGTAATCAAGGCGATATAAATAATTTAGAATTAAAATCAATTAAAGAAATTATTGATAATGAGATAAAAATAATAAAAGAAAGAAAAAAATCTTGGATGTCTGGATCACAATCAGTTAAAGTAAAGGATAAGTGTAGATTAGGTGGTTTAAATGGAACTTCTAAAGCATGTAATCAAGGTGATATTGATAATCTAGAAATAAAACCAATTGATGAAAATCAATATGATGAAGGAGTTGGAGATAAATATCTAAAAAAAAAGTATAACATACCCGATGAATTTTCAGATTTTGAGAAAAAATATAAAAAAATGAAAGGGCATGAAGAAAAGGAAGAAATTGTGACTGAAATAAAAAATATTCCAATCATTAAAAATCCAAAATCATTAAATAATTTAGATGCTGATGTGAGAGGTGTTGTTGATAAAGAAGGAAATTTATTTACTGAACAAATTTCAGATGAATTAGTACATCAATATATGATTGAGGATTTATCTAAACTAGGATATTTTGAATATCAGGATAATTGGGGCACGAGAATACCTGAAAATTATGTAACCATTCAACGATATAATAATACTAACAAATTTTATCTCGGTGAATCAAATGTTATGATGTATTTACATAATTATCTTAGGGAAGATGCTAAACCAGTTATGGAAGAGTTTTTAAAAAAAGCAAAAATACGTAATCCAAAATTTGATTTTATTCCAGAAATAAAAAGGATCGAAGATGAATTATATGCGAAGAATAAAATGAAGAATTCACATACAATTAAAGATAATGTTAATGAATCAATTTCAACATTAAATGATTTACAATTTAAAGATGAAATTAAAAAAAATGGTGGAAAAATATATTCTGTTGGTGGTGCTGTTAGGGATGAATTTTTGGGGAAAGAATCTAAAGATTTAGATATTTTAATTACTGGTATTCCAATAAGCGATTTAGTTACTATTTTAAATAATTATGGAAGGGTGTCTGAGGTAGGTGAGTCTTATGGTGTTATTAAATTTAAATCAACAGATAGTAATGAAGAAATTGATATTACAATACCTAGAACTGAAACCCCAACTGGTGGTGGTGGACATAAAGATTTTGATGTAACATCAGACCATACATTACCAATTGAGGATGATTTAAAAAGAAGAGATTTTACAATAAATGCAATTGCTAAAGATATTGACGGAAATTTCATTGATCCGTATGGTGGTCAAGAAGATTTAAAAAATAAGATAATTCGTATTGTTAATCCTAATGCGTTTTCAGATGACCCACTTCGTATGTTACGTGGTATACAATTTTCAAGTCGTTTTGGTTTTGATATAGAACCTAAAACAATGGAATTAATCAAAAATAACTCAGATAAGATTAGTAAAATTTCACCTGAAAGAATTTTAGATGAATTAAAAAAAATTATTGATAAAGGCGGTGATAAACAATTAGGTGCAAAATTACTTAAAGAAAGTAGGTTATATAATGAAATTTTTGGTTATGATATTAGTGAATCAGAATTAAATAATTTATCATTTGAAAAAGTAAAAACTATTGGTGAATACATTTTTTTATTAACAAAACCATTATCTAATTCAGCAGAATTTTATAAAAAAAACTTAAAGGGAGATAATGAAACATATAAAGAATTAAAAGCATATGAACTAACTGAAAATACTAACATATCAAATAAAATAATTGCTAGATCAATAGTACATAATATGTATTTAATATCGACAAAATCATTAGAAAGTGATATTCTGCCTACAACAATAAAAAATGCTGCACAAGAATTAATCCAAGGAAAATATCCAAAATCTGTAAGAGAACTTGCAATTACTGGTAATGATTTAATTGATTCAGGATTTAAAGGAGAAGAAATTGGTAAGATACAAAAAAACATTTTATCAAAAATATACGCAGATAAAATTAGAAATAATAAGAACGAAATATTAGACTTATTAACACAAAATAAGATGAGTGAAAATTATAAATCAACGACAAAAACAGAAATTGGAATATCATATTCCGCAGTTATTTTAGATGAAAAATCAAAGAATCGATTAATTAAAAACTTTAAAAATATAATTCCAAGTGGATGGGAAATTTTAGCAGATCATATGACAATAAATATTGGTAGTATTGATGATGATTTTAAAAGATATCTTGGTTGGAAAGTAAAATTACAAGTAAATGAAGTAGGTATTATTGATGATATGGTTATTGCTGTAAGTGTTAGTGGTTTTGAAAGTAAAAAAGATAAACCACACATAACATTAGCAGTTAATAATGCTAAAGGTGCTAAACCACGAATGTCTGATGAGATAACAAAATGGTATCCAATAAAAAAACCAATATCAAGTATATTTGGAAGAGTTACAGAAGTTCCTTTTACAATTAATTGAAAATAAATTATAATGAACAAAATAACTGAAATACAAAAAGAAATGTATTCTTCAGGAAAAAAGATAGAAAATCATTTCATTTCTCTTGCAGAAAAAGAAGGTTATTATTGCTTGACATCAAACCAAACACAAGATAGGGATGAACATTGGGATGTATTATTAATAAAAGATAATATTAAAGAATATGTTGATGTTAAAGGAAGAAAATATGTAGAAAATTTAGGTTTTACTTGGATAGAATTACAAAATGTTAATGGTAATGTTGGATGGTTATATGCAAAGAAATTAGATTCAATTGTTTTTGAAACAAAAGAATCATTTGATTTTGTTGATGTGAATGATTTAAGGGAATTAATGGATAAAAATATAATAAATAAAAATGGATTAGTTTTTATTAAACCAAAAAATATTGTCGAAATGAAGTATATGAAATATAGAAGAAGTGGTCGAGAAGACATAGTAGTTTTGACACCATTAAGTGATATTAATGATTTAATACATAAAAAAATATTTAAATAAAATGATAGAAAGGTTATTGATTATTGATTTTGATTCAACACTTGCAATTTCACCCGAACCAGAAAAAGGCAAAATTCAATGGGAAGATTATTATGGTAAACAATACCCACATGTTGGATGGTGGAGTAAACCAGAGAGTTTGGATAATAATGTTTTTGATATAAAATTAAATAAAAATATTGAAAATATTCTCAGGGAAGGTATTAATTGTTCAAGAACATATACAATAATTTTAACATCTAGATTAAAAAAATTAAAACCTGAAATCGAAAGAATTTTAGAATTATATAATCTAAATGTTAATAAAGTTGATTTAAAATCAGATAATAAAAATAAGGGAGAAAAAATATTAAATTATTTAATTGAATTTCCTAACATAACTCAAATTGATGTTTTTGATGATAATTATGAAAGAGAAATTTTATCATTCAAATCAATAAGTAATGAAATTCCAAATAATATAACATATAACATATATCATGTACAAAATGGCAATATAAATGTCGTTAATGAAGAATATGTTAAAAAGGATGTGTTAGTGGAAATAATAGTAAATGAAATAAATAATTTATTTTAATGTATTTATATAAAAGATTTTTTAAATGATTGATATGAGATATAAACCATCATTTTTACCACAAATATCAATGCCATATGATTTAGTGTTAGATAAATTGGATGATGATGATATTAAATACGAATTGATTGAAATAGATCCAAATGATTTAAATCCGTTGCAAGGAATAACATTTTCTGATGAAATTTCTAATATAAATTTAGATGATTCAAAACCAATTTGGATTAGTGATGAATTAAATGTTATTGATGGACACCATAGATATGTCTTGGCATTACAAAATAATTTAAAATTAAAAGCAGTAAAAATTTATATGAACCATAAAGATTCTTGTAGATTGTTGAATAAAATACAAGATATATATGAATATGAAAAAGCACAAAATTTAGAGGAATTTGAAGGGATTAATGAAATAGGTGCACAACAAAATAACATTAATACTGAAAATGAAATTGATAGTGATTTAAGTCGTAGTGATAAAACACATACATTTCTTTCAATGCTTGAAGAAGAAAATAGTGAAGAAGAAAGTGAAAATGAAATAAAAAACAGTAAAAATTTGGTTGGTTATAGAAAAGATCCTATTAATGAAAATTCGGTTATTGGTAACTTTTTTTTAGTAAAACCAATTCAAGGTTTTGATAAATATGAGATTGATTTTGAAAATTTGTTAGATACGAATGAATTGGGGTTAACATATAAAAAAGATCATGAACCAGTTGATATTTTAGCAAAAATTTGGTTTCCTAATATAAATTTCGAAAAATTAGGTGAATCATATGATACTGAACCAATTAATTTAAAAAATAAAGCAATTACTGAGAAAGCAATAAATATGGGTTATGATGGTATCAAATATGGTGATACTTTAATTCAAGGATTAAAATAATAAAATATATAAGTTTATGAATATATATAAAATAACAAACATTACTAATCTTAAAGATAAGAGAGATGTTAAAAAGAATTCAACCTTAGATGTTGAATATATTGATAATATGGTAAAGAAAACAATTAAAATTAAACCAAAAGAAACAAAATTTCTAAAACTACATACATTATCATTATCAATTCGAAAATTAAAGATTAATAATCTTATTACTATTAGTGAAGTAACAGAAAAAGAATTATTTGATGCTTTAATTGAAGTTGAAAAAAAGGAAATTAATAAAAAAAAAGAAAATAAGTTAGCAACAAATAAAACAACAACAAATAAAACAACAACAAGTAAGAAAAGTACCAAAAAATCTTCCGAAAAAAAGAAACTAGATTTTAATGAAGATATTGTTGATAAGTATAAAAATATTGACGATGAAATCAATTAATAAAAAAAAATAATGATTAAATAATAATTTTCTTTTATTTTTCGTGTTTTTATATTATTTTTACGTATTTATTATAAAATATTATAATTAATAATAAAATTTTACAAAAATATGAATGAAAAGAAAATAAGAATATTGTTTTACAATGTTGATAAAGCTGGTGTAAATTATTATAGAACATTAACTCCCGCAATTGAAATAGAAAGAAATTTTTCAGATAAGTTTCATGTTGAAATAAATTCTCAAATAGATTTTAATGATGAAAATGTTATGGATTATTTAAAATCATTTGATATAATTCATTATCATCGTCAATTTATTTCTGATTTCAATAAAATGGTTTCGATAAAAAAAGAATTAAATGAATCTGGAACTATATTTGTTATGGACATTGATGATTATTGGTTTTTAAATGAAAAACATCCATTATATGCACTTTCAAAGGAAAAACAAACACACATACCAATAATAAAAAATATTAAACTAGCAGATTATGTAACAACAACAACCCAATTATTTGCTGATGAAATTAAAAAAATTACAAATAAAGATAATGTTAGGGTTTTTTATAATTCAATAAACCCTGAATGGATGGGACAATTTCAAAATAATTGGAAACCAGATCCTGATGGTAGGATAAGAATAACTTATATGGCGGGTTCAAGTCACATGGCTGATGTTGAACAGCTTAATGGTGTAATTAATGTTTTATCAAATGATAATCAACTAAAAGATAAGTTTAAGGTAATTATTGCTGGTTGGGATACCGAAGGTTCTACAACAGATATAAAACTAAATGATGAATTTCTGAAAGAAATGCAAGAAAAAAATCTTTGGACTGTTGATTTAATGCAAACAATTAAAAAAACTAGAGGTAATGTCGATCTAATACCCCAATTATCAGATGAAATAAAAAATAGGTATAGGGATAATGTTCTTCAATATAATAAAAGAGATATTGATTCCAAAGAAAGTGTTTATTTTATGTATGAGCAAATATTGACGAATAATCATAAACTTATAAAAAATGCTGATTATTTAGAATGGTTAATGAATTTTGAAAGAAATGTTGATTATTCTAATGAAGAAAATTTTGCCAGACGTTGGACTGAGAAAGCAAATATATATGCTAAAGTATTAGATGAAACAGATATAATGATAGCACCATTAGCCAATAACCATTTTAATAATATGAAGTCAAATCTTAAACAAGTAGAATGTTGGTCAAGAAAATTACCTGTTGTATGTTCGGATATACCACCGTATAATGTTTATGGAAAACATATGGAAAACTGTATTTTAATACCCACAAAAAAAAATGCACATAAATATTGGATAAAATATTTAAAAAAATTAATATTAGACGATAATTTAAGAAAAGAAATTGGAGAAAATCTTTATAATGATTTTAAAACATCCCATAATTTAAAATATGTTGCAGAAAAACGAATTAAATTTTATAATAACATAAAAAATAAATAAAATGAAAAAAATTAAAAACTTAATAAAAAAAATAAAAAACCTTTTTTTAGATTATAAAAAAAAATTAATAATAAAAAAAGAAATTAATAAAGAACTAAGTGGAGTTAATAAATCTCATTTTAAATATAAACACAGTAAAGAATTAATAAATAATATTTTTCGTGGAGTAAAAATAAATAAATGTTTCTTAGATATTGAAAATGAAAAAATTTTAGAATATGAAGATCAAAAATATTATTCGGATTTGAAAAAATTGATTGATAAGCATTATGCAAAAAAAGAAAATGAATTAAAAAAAGAAATTAATTATTATAAATCTTTAACAAAAAAATTGGAAAAAAAGAAAAAGCATAATGTAAATTATTCAGACATAAATAAATCCTTCATAAAAGATTAAGTAATAAATGATTAAAAAATTTTTTAAAAAAATATTCATTTGGTTTTATATAAAAATACATAGTCTTTTTATTAGATTAGCCATTGCCTTACATAGAACAGAAATTGATGTATTAAAATCAAAATCAATTGATGTTGGTGAAGGAGAAAAAAAAATACAGAGACATAGACACACAAATCCAATCTTAGAGAAATTTTATGCTGGACAACATGATGAAAAATATGTTAAAGAATATTATGAACTCTTAAAAAAAGCAGATAAGTTTATGCGTAATGTTACACCAAATAAAATGGAAGCAGCATCATTTAATCATACTGGTGGACACTATGGAAAGAAAGATAAATTTGGTAGAAGTTATGAACATTTTGGTTTTTTTGATGAAAAACATAAACATGCTGGTAAAACAATTGCTGATGTTTTAGATATTGAATATAATGAAAGGCGTGTTAATGATGATGAACATGAATTAATTTACATATTTAACAACACACCAATTGAAGTAGGTTTATCTGAAGTTTTTGATTCAGTTAAGACACATAAGAAAGATGATGAATCAGAAGAACAAAAAATTTTGGACATTAATAATAAATCTAAACAATTTAAATTTCCAATGACCGTTGTTCGTTCAAATGACAAGACTATTAATAAAATTGAAGAATTAACAGAACATTTACATGTAAAAAAAATAGCATTTGAACATAGGGTTTTAGAGTTTTTTATTCCACTAAAATTTAAAACAATTAAATTAAATAAAAATTCCAAAATTTTTAATGAATTAATAGATATTAATGAAGTATATTTTAGGAACGAATATGGGGAGTTATTGTCGTTTGGTTTATTAGAGTTTAAAAAAAGATTACAATATAAAAATTCATATGAAATATTAAAATTTCAAGGAATTGAAATGAAAAAAATGAATTAGATTTAAAAATAAATATTATAATAAAGACAAAATTTTATGGAAAAAAATAAAAATGATTTCTTAAAAAAATTAAAAGATTCTGTGGATAGCGGTGAATTTAATTCAGAAGCAGCACAAAAAATTAATGAAATTTCCGAATTAGCTGAAAAGAAAATGTCTGATCCTTCAATTGTTGGTGAAAGTGATGTTGATAAATTAAATTCATTTAACGAAACATTAAATAATAGGGTTAAAGATGGTGGGATTAAAAAGGTTGATGAAAAGGATGTTGATAAGCTAAACACTGAATATGAAAAGAAAATGGATGAATTTAAAAAACTGGATGAAGTTAACAGGAATGTTGCAATATTGATTGAACATGACGATACTATTGATTTAACCATCACTAGTTTATTGGAACGTATTAATGAAATGGAAAAAAAATATAAAAAAGAATTGAAAAAACCTAAAAATGATACATATGGTCAATTATTAAAAAAAATTAATGAATTAAAAACTAAATATAAATAAAATTATGGCAAAATTTGAACAAGTATCTGAAGAAACAAAAAAAATTTTTGAAGATGTGATTGAAAAATCAAACATCCCAAATTGGGTTGAATTTGAATTATTATGTAATAATAAACAAAAAAAATTATATAAAATTCTTAAATTAAATGATCTTATTGAAACAATAACCGAAGGAATTAATTTTATTATTGTTATTGATGAAGGAATATTTGAAAAACTTTCAATAGATCAACAAAAATTGGTTTTTGTTGAATCAATTGCAGGTATTTCTATATCAGAAAACGATAAATTATCTTTAGAAAAACCAAATTTTACAACACATATCGGTGTTCTTGAAAAATATGGTCATGAAGAAATTATAATGTTAAATGAAGTAATTAAAAGTCTTTATGATGAGAAAAAGCAAAAAGAAGACGAAGAAAAAGTACAAAAGAAAAAAAAATCTAAATATTAATTAAATAAAATTATGTTATTATTTTAATTTTCATTTATTTTTAGGTTTATTAAGGGCAAATAATAACATTAATTAATTAAATCCTAACAAGAAATTGTTAGGATTTTTTTTTATTTGTATTTATATAAAAAATAAGAATATAAATGATTTCATTTAATATAAAATTTCCAATTGAAGACGATCCAAATAAAAACTTTTTTTGTAAAACAACAAAAACAACAAAAGAAGCACTTGGAGCAAATCTATTGCTTTTATTATTAACTCAAAAAGGTGAGAGGTATTATCAACCAGACTATGGGACTAATTTATTAAGGTTTATTTTTGATCATAACGATACTATTACACAACCAGAAATTGAAGAAGAAATAAAAAGAACAATTTCTTTATATATACCACAATTAGAAATTGATGAAATCTCATTTTTTAAAAATGTAGATGATGATGGTGTTCCAATCCCAGAAAATCAATTAACAATAAAAATAAGATTTACATACACTGAAGATACGTTTATCGATAGTGGTGAAATTGAATTAAATTTTTAATAAAAACATATGGCAAAAACTAATATAATTAAATTTGGAAGTAGAACTTTTAGTGAAATTAGGGGTGATTTAATTTCATATGTCAGACAAACATATCCTGAAATTATTAAAGATTTTACTGATTCTAGTGTTGGTGCAATGTTAATCGATATAAATGCTGGTGTTTCAAATAATTTATCATTTAACATAGACAGGTCGTTTCAAGAAACGCAATTAGAATATGCACAACAACGATCTGCAATATTAAACATAGCAAAAAACATGGGATTTAATATTCCAACAAAAAGACCATCAGTTACTATCGCTGATTTTACTGTTTTAGTTCCTGTATTAAGTGATAAACCAGATCCATCATATTATCCAGTATTAAATGCTGGTGCACAAATTGTTGGGGGTGGACATACTTTTGAAACAAGAGAACCAATTGATTGGAATTCACCAGTAAGTATATTAGGTGATCCAAACAGGTCAATTATACCAAATAAAGATTCAAATGGTATGATTGCTAGTTATAGTGTAACAAAAAGAGAGGTTGTTTTTAATGGTAGCACTACTATATTTAAAAAAGTAATTAATTCAGATAATATAAGACAATTCTTTTCATTTGTTTTGCCAGACAAAGGAATTATAGAAATAACTAGTATTATATTATTAGAAGGAACAAATTATGCAGCAAACCCTTCACCAGAACAATTTAATAATCCAAAAGACAAATATTTTGAAGTAGATTATTTAGCACAACAAAAAGTGTTTGTTGAAGATTATAATGCATCACAAATTGATCAAAATAGTACTGGTCTTAAAGTTGGAAAATGGGTTGATGTTACAAAGAAATTTATAAAAGAATTTACTCCAAATGGTTTTTGTAAACTAACATTTGGTTCTGGTGATGATGTTGATGCATTTAAAGAAGGATTTTTAAAAGAAGGTGTTACAAATAGAGCATTTTTGGATAATTATTTGAATAATACTGCATTAGGTGAAAAATTAAAAGCAGGACATACTTTATTTGTTAGATATAGAATTGGTGGTGGAAGTGATTCTAATCTAGGTACGAATGTATTGAATGATTTAGGATATTATCAATTAAATGTTCATGGTTCACGTCAGGACTATAATCAAAACGTTAAAAGAAGTTTATCTGTAACAAACCCAATTCCAGCTATTGGTGGAAATGATGGTTTGTCGGTAGATCAAATAAGACAATTAGTAAAATATAATTTTGCAGCACAAGATAGAGGTGTGAATTTGAATGACTATTTATTGGAGGTGTATAAAATGCCCGGTAAGTTTGGTTCTCCCTTTAGAATTAAACCATATAAAGAAAACAACAAAGTAGTTATTTCTGTTTTAAATATTGGTTCAGACGGAAAACTTTCAAATACAAGTAATTCGTTATTAAAAGAAAATATGACGGAATATTTAAGTCGTTCGAGAATGATTAATGATTATATTGAAGTTAAAGATGGTAAAATATATAACATATCATTAGATATTGATATTTATGTCGATGATAGTAATGATAATGAAATTGCGAATAACGTAATAAATTTAGTAAAAGAATATTTTGATATTAGAAAACACGAAATGAACGAAGATATTTTTCTTGGTAGACTTGAAAAAGAAATTTTGGATTTAAGTGGGGTAATTAATGTTATTGAAATTAAAGTCTTTAATAAAGTTGGTGGTAATTACTCTAATAATGTTACTTCACAAGAAATTTTAAATACAGATACTGGTGAGATTCGAATTACAAATAATACTATATATTCAACTAGAGATTCAATGTTTGAAATAAAATTTCCACAAAAAGATATTAGGGTTTTATTAAGAAAAAATGTTGGTTAAAAATTTATGGAAATTATTAAGAAAAAAATATTAAGAGCAACAAAAATAGAAGAAACTGAAAATAATAAATTTATTATTGTCCCAGATACCAGTGTAAACTATAATGTTAAATTTTTATTGAGTTCCGAAGTTCGTGATTTAGGTTTTTTTGATTTAAGAATCGATCCTTACATTGAAACTAGACTTCCAGTGTATACTACAACAAAATCAATAAACTTTACAGGTGGAAAGGAAATTGAAAAATATGAATATGTTGATACGTATGGTATGCAATATAGAAGAAAAAATACAACAAATTGGATTACTGTAATATCACCATTATCGTTAGATGGAATTCGATTAAAAATAAATACTTATGCGCAGATAATTGATGGCTTAAATTCAGATACATTATACGAGTTTCGTGCTTATATGAAAATGAAGGAAGATTCAGATTATTTTGGTGCTGAGTATTTTGGTCAAATAGAAGAAGCAAGAACTTTGATACCAATTCCAACATATGAGTTGAAACTTATTGTAACTGGATCTGGTGGAGGACTTGTTAATATTGATGGTAGTGGTAATTATAGACATGGAACATATTATATTAGTATTAATGAAGACACTACAATTTCATTACAAGTAGTTGATTCACATGGATGGGTGTTCGATAAA